AAACGCTTACTACTTCAGTTAATACTATAAAGGCTAATGTAGACTCAGTAGCTGCTAATGTTACAACGCTTACTACTTCAGTTAATACTATAGCTGCTAACGTAAATGCAGTACAAGGTAACGTTACAACGCTTACTACTTCAGTTAATACTATAAAGGCTAATGTAGATTCAGTACAAGGTAACGTTACAACGCTTACTACTTCAGTTAATACTATAAAGGCTAATGTAGATTCAGTACAGAGTAATGTAGGTACACTTACTACGTCTGTAAACACTATAGCTGCTAACGTAAACTCAGTACAATCTAACGTTACAACTCTTACTACTAATGTAAACTCAGTACAATCAAACGTTACAACGCTTACTACGTCGGTAAATACTATAGCTGCTAATGTAGATTCAGTACAATCTAACGTTACAACGCTTACTACCTCAGTTAATACTATAAAGGCTAATGTAGACTCAGTAGCTGCTAATGTTACAACGCTTACTACTTCAGTTAATACTATAAAGGCTAATGTAGATTCAGTAGCTGCTAATGTTACAACACTTACTACGTCGATAAATACTATACTATCTAACGTAAATGCAGTACAATCTAACGTTACAACACTTACTACTTCAGTTAATACTATACTATCTAATGTAAACTCAGTACAGAGTAATGTAGGTACGCTTACTACTTCAGTTAATACTATAAAGTCTAATGTAGATTCAGTAGCTGCTAATGTTACAACACTTACTACTTCAGTTAATACTATAAAGGCTAATGTAGATTCAGTACAGAGTAATGTAGGTACACTTACTACGTCGATAAATACTGTACAGAGTAACGTTACAACGCTTACTACGTCGGTAAATACTATAGCTGCTAATGTAAACTCAGTACAAGGTAACGTAGCAACTCTTACTACATCTGTAAATACTATACTATCTAACGTAAACTCAGTACAATCTAACGTTACAACTCTTACTACTAATGTAAACTCAGTACAAGGTAACGTTACAACACTTACTACTTCAGTTAATACTATCAAAGCTAATGTAGACTCAGTAGCTGCTAATGTTACAACGCTTACTACGTCTGTAAACACTATAGCTGCTAACGTAAATGCAGTACAAGGTAACGTAGCAACTCTTACTACATCTGTAAATACTATAAGAGCTAACGTAAACGCAGTACAATCAAACGTTACTACTCTTACTACTAACGTAAACTCAGTACAGAGCAATGTAAACTCAGTACAAGGTAACGTTACAAGCCTTACTACTTCAGTAAATACTATACGATCTAACGTAAACTCAGTACAATCTAACGTTACAACTCTTACTACTAATGTAAACTCAGTACAAAGTAACGTAACTAATATAACTAATGGCACTACAGCTTTTACTGGGGTTACTACCACTTTTAATAGAAATGTAGTGGTAAGCGGGAACGTAACAATAGGCACAAATACGTCAAATACACTAATTATAGTAGGATCTATCGATCTAGGTGTTCTTACATAAATAAGTTGACTACTAAATTTTAATATGGTATAAGGAATGACATGACACAAAAAGTTTCAGCATATATGGGTGGTCTCGGCCTAGACGCTACTGGCAAATTTATACTTCAAGCTAACGCCACAGTAACTGTTGGCAACGGTACAAGTACAGGTAATGTGCAAGTAGGCGGTAATTTAGCTGTAGGCGGTACTTTTGACCTTGGAGCACTTACGTAAACTAATAAATTTTAAGGAGTAAATAATGGCTACACAGCTACAATTTAGAAGAGGTACAACAGCACAGAATAATTCATTTACTGGAGCTAATGGTGAAATCTCTATTGATACAGATTCTAAAAACCTTAGAATACATGATGGTGCTAACGCTGGTGGTTATGAAATTATTCCTACAGGTACAATAGTAGCATATGGCGGAACTGCTGCCCCCGCTGGGTGGTTACTTTGCGATGCTACTGCCGTTTCTCGTACAACTTATGCTAGGCTATTTGCTGTTATCGGTACTGGGTTTGGAATTGGTGACGGTACTACAACTTTTAACGTTCCTGATGTGCGTGATCGTTTTCCACTAGGTAAAGGCGCTAATAATGCTACTCTAGGTGCTACAGGTACAGCTGCTGCCGCAAGCGGCACTATCACTTCTTCTAACATCACAGGTGTACTAACTGCTGCTTCTAATACAGGTACAAGCACTACGGGTACAGGAACTAGTGGTGGAACAGTAGCAGTTATTCCAGCAGCTACTTATACTACTGTTGCAAGTAATACTGTTGCAGGTGCTACTGTTGCAAATGCTACTGTTGCAGGTGCTACTGTTGCAAGTAATACTGGTACAGGTACTACTGGTTCTACTACTCAAACTATCACAGTGGGTAATGTGAGCGTTGCTGCTTCTGCTAAAGACTCAACATTGGCTACTGTAGTAAACTCTGTTAACACTGCTGGTCACACTCATACCATCCCTGCTCTTACAGTTCCTGCTCTTACTGTTCCTGCTCTTACCATCCCTGCTCTTACTGTTCCTGCTCTTACCATTCCAGCACTTACTATACCTACTATGAACACTGCCTCGCATACTCACACTATACCGGGACTTTCTATTCCAGCACTAACCATTCCAGCGCTAACTGTAGCAGATCATACAACTACAATAGCCTTACCTTTTGAAGTTACAAACTTCATTATTAAGTTGTAATGCTATGGCGGAAATTAGAGAACTAGATCAAATTCGTTCAGAGCTAGATAGGTTACACGATAGAACTACTAGTAATAGCACTGAAATTTCTTCTCACGAAGCTGTGTGTGAAGAGCGTTATAAACATATTTCTCAAAGCTTAGAAGATATGTCCACCAACATGTCTCAGCTTCACAGCGCTATAGCTACTCTTCAAGAGCTAGCTACTCGAGGCAGAACTTCTATTGCTACCTTACTATGGGTAGGAGGTGCAGTAGCCGCCATAACAGGCTACTTTTTAATGGTATCAGATTATTTTACAAAATGAGCTTTTTTAGACTTCCGATTGATAAACTGCTAGAAAAACTTCCAAGACCTGTAGAGTTTAATGAGTCTCAAAAGGCTATGATTGACGGTCTTAATGAGCATCGCTTCTTTGTACATATTGCTGGTCGTCGTACTGGCAAGTCTTACGGAGCTGCTATTCTAGCTTTTGCTAAACTACTAGAGCCTGGACAACAGGTAATGGTTGTTGCTCCTAACTTCTCTCTTTCTTCTATTATCTGGGATTATGTTACTGACCTAATCAGACAAATGGATATTGAGGTTGAAAAATTTAACCAAAAAGATAAAGTTGTTAAGCTTATAAACGGTTCTATATTTAGACTACTATCTGCTAATAACCGTGACTCATTAGTTGGTCGTGCTGCTAATCTACTAATCGTAGACGAAGCTGCAATTATTCCTAACGATGAATACTTTACTAGAGACCTTAGACCTGCGCTATCTACTTTCAAAGATTCTAGATGCTTATGGATTTCTACACCACGTGGTAAAGGTAACTACTTATACGATTACTTCTTACGCGGCGATGATCCTGAGTTTGAAGATTGGGGATCAGCTAAGTTTGGTTGGAGATCTAACCCTCTATTGTCTGAGAAAGACGTAGAAGAAGCTCGCAAAAGTATGACTAAAGCACTGTATTTACAAGAATATGAGTGTGAATGGACTACCACTGAATCACAGATATTTGATGCTATAAATGAAGAAAAGCATGTGATAGACTGCGCAGATCAAAGCTACTCTGAAGTAATTGCAGGTCTAGACGTTGGCTATAGAGATGAGAATGTATTTGTAGTTATCGGCTGTTCTGACGAAAAATACTATATATTAGATGAGTACGTATCTAAAGAGTCTACCACATCAGAGCTAGCTAAGGTAGTAAAAGAAAAGATAGATCAATGGGGCATAGAAACTATATACATTGACTCTGCCGCACAGCAAGTAAAAGCTGACTTTGCTTATGATTTTGATATCTACTGTGAGAACGCTATCAAATCTGTTAATGATGGTATAACATTCTTACAGTCTTTGCTAGAAAATGATAAGATATTTTTTGATACCGAGGGTGCTTCTCACACATTTGGTGCTATGTCCGCTTATTCTTGGAATCAGAATACTGAAATACCTAAACCTGTACATAATTGGGCTTCTCACCCTTGCGATGCTGTTAGATATGGTATATACACACACCATAAAATGAGTGGTATGAGCATATATGCTTAGAGTAATTGTATTAAACTATAAAAGGCCTGATAATGTACATAAAATAGTATCAGCCTATAAAGATAAGTTCCCTATTACAGTTATAAACAATAATCCATCTGAACATTTTCCTGTGATTGGTGGAGATGTTGATGTTATAAATAACGATACAAACTATAAGTGCATGGAGCGTTGGCTACGTTGTTACGAATATCCAGAACCGTACAAATTGGTATTAGACGATGACTTACTACCTTCTATTGATACTATAAAGCGCATGTATAAGAAGAATGAGCCTATGGTTGGCGTATATGGTAAGTCTAACGTAGATAAAGCTACTAGTTACTTAGAATTAATAGATCACTGGTGCGTAGACGCTGCTGTAGACTTTTTAGTAGGATCAGCAGTTCTAATAAAGCAATCCGCTCTTGATAGCATAAAAGATGATTTAGTAAAAATAGGGTATCCGGAGCGTGGAGATGACATTATTGTTAGCTACTTGGTCCGAAATAAGTGTAATATTAATAAGTTAAGTACTGTTTCTGGAAATATATTAAATTTACCAGAAGGAAATGTAGGCTTAAATAAAGACTCCACTCATTTCGTAAAGAGGTGGAATGTTTTACAAAACTTTAAAAATATAGGTTGGACAGATTCCAAAAATGTATTAACATGAATACACTAAAAAGATTTCCAGTAAAATATATAAGAGATTATATTAAAAAAGACTATAAATTACGTGATATGTGCTATATCTGTGGTTCTACAGAAAAACTAGAATTACATCACTTATATAGTGTAAGTCAGTTATTTGAAAAATGGTGCACTATTAATAAGATCAGAGATATTCAAGATGTCGATGTTATTAAACAACTAAGAGTAACCTTTGCAGAAGATTGCAAAGAAGATTTACGGAATGATAATCTATTCACACTATGTGACAAGCACCACAAACAGTTACATAATTTATATGGACAAAAGTACTCTAACCATTTAGTATCTAAGATTAGGAACTGGTTAGAAACTCAGAAGGCGAAAAATGGCAATTAAAGAAACACCTCAGTGGAGACAATGGTTATCAGAAAAGCTGAATCCAGCTCAGGCGTCTATTGCGTCTCTAGAGCCATATGCAAGCCCAGAAACTATTGTAGAATACGAGCAAGCTTATAGAGAGATTGAGATAGTTCATAGAGCTATTGATTTAGTAATCAATGCTTGTGCAGAGATTCCGTTCATAGTTGAAGGCGCGGGTCCAGCAAAAAAAGTAAATAAACTACTTAATGTTAAACCAAATCCTTTTGAAGATAGAGTACGACTATTTAGACGCGCATTTTTAGATTTCTATCTAGATGGTAATGCTTTCTTCTACTATGACGGTAATGATCTATACTTACTACCAGCTAATGACGTTGAAATAGTTCCTGATCCAAAAACTTTTGTGTCACACTATAACTATCTAGTATCTAATCAGCGTAGTTCTGACTTATTTGGATACGGTAAGCAAACTCGCAAGTCTTCAGCTATTCGCTTTGAGGCTAATGAGATTATTCACGTAATGGCAGAGAATGAATCTTCTATATTTAGAGGAGTTTCTAAGATTAAATCTATTATTAGATTGATTGAGCTTTACTATTATATGATAAACTTTCAAAGACAGTTCTTTAAGAATAACGCAGTTCCAGGTTTTGTTCTTACTACTGATAATATACTATCCAAAAGAGTAAAAGAACGTCTACTAGAAGCCTGGAGATCTACCTACACTAC